TGTTAGTTAAATCATAGCCACGTGCCTCTAGAGAGACGTTTCTATAACCTTTCCATGCAGTGCCATCGCTGATCATGATATCAACATCCAGTGGATTGCTATAATACCATAACGTTCCATCTTCAGGATTACTATATGGAGCAGTCGTTGAGTATGTATAAGTTAGCGGAGTAAATGGACTTGCTAGGTATACCAATCCTGCTGATATTGTTTGGATATTTGTATCGTTAATAATACCAGCTGTGCTTAGTGGATAACCTTGTAAGTATGTAAACTGCATAGTGCCGCCAGCTAAGTGACTGATAAACACTTTACCACTGGTATCAATACCAGCTGTAATGTTTGGCAAGTTAGCTGATAGGATGCTAGTTACTAGATTAGTTGCTGTTGTGCCACTTAGTGTCACTGTAGCGTTAGCTAGTGTGCTTGAACCAGGAACAGTAACTTCCATCAAGAAGCTATCACCTGAAACATAAGTTGCTGATCCACCTGCTACGTTACCTGTTACTGTAACTGCACCTGCTACATTTTTAATATAAGGTTTAAATGTAGCTGTGTCTGTGCTTAATGTGTCATATTTGACGTATAATGTGCCTGCGGCTAATGTTGCGCCACCACCCACTGGATCAAGTCCTTGGACTGCTGCCGCGTCACTAATATATAGTGTGCTGGTCAATGAATTAAAGCTACTTGTTGTGTCGCTGTATTCTTTAATAGCCCAGCTAGCACCGTTACCTGTACCTGACGTTTTTAACCAAATACTACCATCTGGACGTGGTGTTACGTCTGTTGGTCTCCATGCTGGAGGATTTGTGTATCTTGCGAAAACTAATGATGGGCCGTTATATGTATAAACATTACCACCACTTGAAACTGTAGCGATGTTAGCTTGTAGGATGCCTAGGTTAGCTGATGCATCAATATTGCCTAGTAAGACACTACCTTTGGTAATTTGTAAGGTATTTTCTGTGCTAGTAGCTGTGTCAATAGTGCCGCGTGCATTACCTGCAGCATTACTATAGATGATCGTGCCATCATTTACATAAATGTTGATCTGTCCAACTGAGTTAACTGCGGCTGTAACACCCGGAATGCTTGCGGCATTGATGTTAGTTACTGCTGATGAAACAGTAGTGCCAGACATATTAACTGTGTTACCGTTAATGATCAGTTTACTACCTGCTGTAATTGTTGGGTTTGATGCTGTGCCACGCACTGTGGCAACTTGTGACTTCCAACTGTCACTACCTACTAATGACCATGTGTTATCATATCCTTTATAGTAGATTGGATTGCTTGAACTTGTGGCTACTACTGCATAATCACCGATAGCACCAAATGATGCTAGTGGAACACCGCTGGTTAAGTAAGCTGTATTTGTGATCACTGTTGGAGTTGTATAGGTAAATCCTTCTTCTTCAGTCCATACGTAAATACCCCAGTTAGTGTTTGTTAAGTCTAACCAATATAAACCATCAGCGGGAGTGCCTGTTGGGCGGATGCTAGTGCCTTCAAGCTGGCTTAGATTAACGTTAGCACGTTGGACGTATAATACATTAGTAACTCCTAATGCACTGTAGGCTGCTAATAAACCATATTCGTTTATTTCACTACCGTTAACTGGGTTACCTGCTGCATCTAGTTCAAAATTTGGATTACCAAATAAGTTAACAAGATCACGTTGGCTAGTAACTGTAACTAGTTTTTCAGCGTTAACCATTGTTGTGCCAGTAGCTACTGTGCCACTTGGTGTTAATTTGTCTTGTCCTGTAGCAACAAGAACGTATGCAACGGATCCAGCTGCTGTTGAAGTGTATTGGCTTTGGTCGATTATTGAGACCTGAACGCCTGGGGATATTAGTGCCATAGTTTAGTATTCCTTTTAAATGATACTTTAAACTATTTATAGATATTTTGTAATTTTGGTGTCGTAAGGTGCCCTTTGAAAGGTTCGCTTGTGCTAGTAAGCTAAATACTGGTATGGAATACCGAAAAATATGTGAAATCTGTGGTAAAAAGCCCGTTGCTGTTAACTATAAGATGTATGGACGAACTTATTACAGAACACGTTGTGATACTTGTATTCGTAAGAAGAAAAATAAGCCTGCAGCCAAGCCTCGTTGGTTATTAGATGGCTACAAAAAGAAACCACACTGTGAAAAGTGTGGGTTCAACGCCAAGTTTAAAGAACAATTATTTGTCTATCATGTAGATGGCGATCTAAATAATACCAAACCCTTGAATCTAAAAACCGTATGTGCTAACTGTCAATATGAAATCGCCCGAGAGGGTTTAGGATGGCGTCAAGGCGATCTGACACCAGACTACTAGTGATATTAATCTCAATTTGATTGTATAGTTCATCTAATGTGCCATCATTGTTTAGGGTTATATCAAACTTCTGTCCAACCCAAGCTGTTTCACTGGCATGAATACCTAGTTTTTCAATATTGTGTTTGCTTAAAGCCCAGCTCATGTTACGACTAGGCCCTCGATTCATGCTCTTAGCATCATTAAACCATTCAGGCTCTGGACCACGCTTGATACGCACAACTTTGCCACCTGCATTACGGATAGCTTTAATCTCATTAGGAAAGCGACAATCTGTTATAACGATATCATCTGTTGACTTGCGTAGGCGATTTTCTAAGCTGGCTACCCACATGTCATCATGGAATCCTTTACGGACTACTTCAGTTCCCCAATACTGTAGGACCCATCGCGGAGTGATTTCACGCTTAAGACGTTTACTCCACCATTCGTCCTTGGTTTCACGCCATTCTCTTGACTGTTTGCTACGACCTTCTAGCATGTCGCGATCCCAACCAAAAACCTGTGCCACAGCATCTTTTAGGCTGTTCGCAAAGCTCTCTCGCCGAAACCCATGGAAGTTAACTAGATAATCTGCTACAGTGTCTTTACCTGAACCGATAAAGCCCACGATACCGATGACTTGACTCATTGAAATCCCCTTAGTTGATATACTATTTTACGAGAGTTTTAGACAGTTGTCTATGTGTTTTTAACCAATTACCCAGGTCAATGGCATAGCACCATCTGCATAGTTCTTGATTTCTTCGTCAAGTTTGAGTAGTAGTTCATTACCTTCTTGTTTGAGTGCTGTGCCGTTTAGGCTGGTTCCGCCTTGAGGTCCTGCTATAGTAGCGAATTTTTCACGGGCATTACCTACTGCTATCAGCACAAATGCCAAAGCGTAATCCTGTATCCAAGGGAATGTGCCCGGATCATTTAGCAGCATGATATCTGGTTTATAGTTGTCTAGATGTAATAACACGCTTTCTGCTTGATTTTCATCATAATTAGCACCTTGATTTGGTATCTTGCGGACCAGTGTGAGTTTCTTAGTGACCTTGTTCCAAGTAAAGTTCATATAGCCGCCGAACATGGTCATAGCTAGTTCTTGATATCCTGTAAACAGTTCGTAGCTGGCTAGTCCACCAACACGTCCTGCTACCAGCATGTAGGTATTTAGATATCCTGATGCGAAAGGTTCGAACTGGCTAGCAGTTGTGCCTGATACACTACCAATACCTCTACGGAACATTGCACGAACGTTCATGATCTCATTGGGCAATATGTATTCTTGTGTTTCTGGATAGATGTCTAAGAATGCATAGCTTTCTTCTACGCTATTGGCCGATTTTTGGCGATAGCGTATCAAAGCCTGTTTGATACCCATCTCATAATGATCACTGTCGGCTTCGACATCAATCATCTGGTCACCCATTCTCAAACGTATATAATCTTTGATCAGATTTTTTTGGCTGTCTAACGAAGTAAGCTGTGCTATTAAGTTAGCGTCAAAAGCGATATGTCCAGCACCTGTGCCAGTGTTGGCACTGAAAAGACTTTCTGTAGTGAGGCTTAGATTAGCAGTTAGATTGCCGGTTGGTGATACGTTTGCTGGTAGTTCAGACATTTAAATTATCCTGTTATCGTGTATTTATTATCGACAACAGGATAATTTCGCTATCTTGAGGGGATTACTGGACTTTTAATAGGATCGTATCAGCATTAATACGACCGTTAAGTTTTATTTCTGTGGTCTTGATATTTTCAATATATTTACGTAGGTCAACTTTACTGCTGGCTAAGAATTGCTTAATCTGTTCTTCAGGTTTTCTGAGTGTTTTCTGTGTGCTTTTGCTTTCAACGTAGCCAGTGATCGTAGTGCCTTTTACACCCAATGCGCCACCTACATCTTCTGCTATGTATTTGCCAATCTTGCGATTTTTAACATTGTAGACCCATAATACCTGAGCACCTATGATATCTACTGGATTTATTGAAACTATCTTGAGTGCAGTATCTTGTTTGAGATATTTTAGACTCTTAACTAGTTTTTCTTTTTGTGGTGGTTTACGGACTGCGGCTTTCTTAGTAGCTTTTTTAGTTTGATTGTATGCGGCCAAGTCTTGGAACAGTTTGTCATAGAAAGCGTCATAACGTTTATAGTCTGCGGCTTTCATGTGGCTGTAGGCTTCTTTAAGCTGTTCGCATTCGCCCCGGCGTGCTTCTTTAACTTCTGCATGGCGTGGTTCAAACACTGCCTGTATCTTTGAAATCAATGCCTGTGGCACTAGATTCTTGACCAAGT